CACTTCAGCTCCATCTATACGTTCCCAAATATTATCTTGCTCAACTACCCATCCATTATTCTGAAGATTAGATTCAAAAAATCTCCCTCCAGTACGAGGAATATGAACAAAAAGAAATCTCTCTCCGGTTTTTTGATGCCTATAAGTGGGCATTATTTTAACTCTGGATAGAGAAATTCTATGTCTTTTTGATAGAGCATCCTCGCATTATCTACCAACTTAGGAGTCTCTTCAAGTCTCTGCGTCTCATCAATAACCAAATCATTAGTCTTTACCTTA